GAACGACCCCAGCTGGGTCCAGAACCGCGCCGGACTGGCCACCCTGCCGGACCTGATGGGCCTGGTCAGGGCGGGCTGGCTGGAGCCCTGGACGGGGCCTAGACCCCCTTTGCTAGCATCAGATGCTAGCATGAGCAGAGGAGAGGAGAGGAGAGGAGAAGGGGTCGCTATCGCGGCACCACCACAGCCGGACCTGGACGCCCTGCGCGATGCCCATTTTGCCAAGCGGGATCAGGAGGCCGCGCAGCGAGCCACCCGCGCCCTGTCAAGGAAGCTTGATAAACCTTAACCCCCCGGGGGTATACGATGGATCACAATGACGGCAATGCCCTGGTACACCCCACCACCCGGTACGACGGCCTGGGCACGGCCAAGTACCAGCGTCCCGTCCGGCTGGATGGCACGGACCAGCCCGGGGGCAAGCACGACGGCTGCAGGCTGTTCGTGCTGGACCTGACCCATGACGGGGCGGCCCGCGTGGCCGTAGCCCGCTACTGCGACCTGGTCGAGGATAGCAGGCCGGTACTGTGCCGGGACATGCGCATGGTGCTCAAGTCCCTGCCCCCGCTGCAGGGGCCCAGCAGCTGACCAGGCCCCGCCCCGATCCGCGGCAGCCGGTGACCCGGGAGGACCTGCCCACGGTCACAGACCCGATCCTGGCCTACATGCAGTGGCGGCAGGCCTGCGGGCTGCCCATCAGTGACTGGTGGGCGGACAAGGTGCGCACCGCTCTGGAGCGGCAGGGGCTGGTGAAACCCCGTCCGGGCTTGCGCACCCCTGCGCATGATGGTACTGTACCAGCTGCTGATCCACCACCACCGGAGGGCACGTGAATCCTGACCAGCTGCGCCGCTTCAACGCCATGCTGACGCTGCTGCAGGGCGCCAGCAGCCCGCAGGAGGTGGGCGGCGCCCGCCTGCAGATCACCCGCTTCGTGAACAAGCTGCTCAAGGATGCCAAGCTGCCCACCGTTGGCGGCCAGCCGCAGGAGGAGGCCTGATGGACCAGCGCAGCGTGCTGCAGGACTGGGTCATGCGGCTGCCGTTACGCCACCAGGGCACCCTGCTGACCGGGGTGCGGGGCTGTGACCTGGCGCCCAAGACGGACGCCAACCTGGCCAGCCTCGAGAGGCACCTGGTGGCCTTCCTGCGCTGGTGCTTCATGGTCCCCGCGGATGACCGCGAGGTGGACGCGAAGCCCGGCTGCTGGTTCCGCAGCATCCCACCCCGGTCCTGGCGCCCGTCCGCCCTGATGCACTACCCCCTGCACTGGTACAGCCACCTGATGCACGCCTTCGAGGTGGTGGGCTACTGCCACCCGGACGGGGACGTGGCCGAGGAGGGCCTGCGCATCTACCTGGCCATGGCGCGGGCCCTGCACCTGGAGCCGGAGGACCGGTCCGAGTTTTATGACCGGCTGACGGAAGACCGGATCAGCACCGGCACGGTGGTGTCCTGATGGCTGACCGCATCAGGCGCGAATGGGACGCCTACGTGCGGGACGTAGTGCCACCGGACGCCCCAGCGGTCCAGGTCCACGAATGCCGCCAGGCCTTCTTCAGTGGCGCCGTGGCCACGTTCATGGAGATGACGGGCGGGCTGACCACGGGCTCGGCTGTGCAGAAGGCCGACCTGAAGATGATGGCGGACCTGCACAGCGAGCTGCTGGCCTTCACCCGGGATGCCCTCCAGCAGGCCGAGGCCGAGACGGAGCCCGGACCTGTAGACCGGCTGGACCAGCCAGCACATCCGGCACCAGGGCGGTTAGAGGTGGAGGCCATGGGCCGCGGCGCCATACGGCGCTGCCTCGAGGGGCTGCCGGTGGATGTTATCTGCACCCTGTTCCTGACCCGCAGCGGGCCCCAGGGGTTCCTCACCTACATCAGCAACGGGGACCGGCAGGACATGGTCAGGTCCGTGGTGGAATGGCTGGGCAGGATTGCCTCAGCCAGTCCGGAGCACAGGGCGGACGTGAAGGCCGCCCTGGACGATCTGATGCGGGGGTCCTGATGGCCTACGCCATCCAGTGCTGCATCCGCTGCAACGCGCTCGAGAAGGGCCACACCGGCCCCGCGGACAAGTACCTCTGCAGCAGCTGCTACGGCGCGGGCTGGCGGGTGGACTCGGTGGGCAACCTGATCCCTCCAGCCAAGCCATGACCCGGCGCTGCCTGGGCCTGCTGGCCTTCGCCTTCCTCGTGGCCATGATCCTGGCCTGGGTGGTGGCGTGAAGCGGCGCTGGCGCCGGGTGGGCCCGGCCCGGGACGGCACCTGGGAGTACCGCCAGGGGGACCAGGTCCTGGCCACGGTCCGGCGCGAGGACCCGCCCGGCAACAGCCACTTCTCCCTGTGGACCATCAGTGACCAGACCGGCCACGAGCCTACGCTGCGCGAGGCGAAGCTGCGGGTGCAGCGCAAGCACGGGCCGCCCGGGTGATCAGCTGCTGGGCGCAGCGGGCGGCGCCAGTCCTGGCCGAGCTGTTCGCCCCGGGCAAGACCCCCACCCGCCAGGACATCATTGACGCCTACCCCTTCGGGGAGCGGAAATACTGGCCGTACATGGTCTGGCTGCGCGAGGTGCGCCGCTGGAAGCACGCCCGGCGCCTGGGGATGACCACCCCGTACAGCCTGCGCGGGGTCAACCTGGACGGCTTCAAGATTGGCCACCAGGGGTACACCCTGGCGGTCCTGGAAAGGAGCAAGGCCCCATGAAATGCCTGAGCCTGCATCAGCCCTGGGCGTCCGCCGTGGCCCAGGGCGTCAAGAAGTGCGAGACCCGCAGCTGGGCCACGGCCTACCGCGGCCAGGTGGTGATCCACGCGGCCAAGGTGGTGCCCCCGGACATGCCCGAGCTGCTGTTCCGCTGGACCATGGACCAGCTGGGCATCCAGGTAGGCACCCTGGCGCAGCTGCCCCGCGGCGCCGCCCTGGCCGTGGCCACCCTCGAGGACTGCATGCCCATCACCGCGGCCCTGGTGGACCTGCTGACGCCCGAGGAGCGGCGCTGGGGGTACTGGGAGGCGGGGCGGTACGCCTGGGCCCTCAGTGACGTGATCCCGCTGCACCACCCGGTGCCGCTGCGGGGGCGCCAGGGCCTGTTCACCCTGACCCCGGACCAGGAGGCCATGATCCGCGGCGCGGGCCTGCTGCAGTCCCTGGCCATGGCGAGCCGGGTGACGGATGGCTGAGACCAGCCATGTGGTGATGTTCAGCGGCGGCATCGGCTCCTGGGCCGCGGCCAAACGGGTGGCCGCAGTGCACGGCACGGCGGGCCTGATCCTGCTGTTCACCGACACGCTCATCGAGGACGCGGACCTGTACCGGTTCCTGGCCGACGCTGCGGTCAACGTGGGCGGCCAGCTGGTGCGCATTGCCGAGGGGCGGACGCCCTGGGAGGTGTTCCGGGACCGCGCCCTGCGCTGCGGCCAGCTGCACTACTGGGGCGGGCTGCCCCAGGCCCAGGACCTGCTGGTGGAGTTCGGCCTGGGCGTCTGGTCCCGGGGCGAGCGCCCGGTCTTCGGCCTGCGCACCCGTCAGCAGGATGGCCACCGCCGCGCATAGCGTTACATTGCACCATGCCCATGCCCCTGCGGGGCCGGATGGCCCGCTTCGTTGAGCAGCTGCTGCTGGACCCCAACCTCGACCAGACCCAGGCGGCCATTGCTGCGGGCTACAGCCCCCGCACGGCCACGGTCCAGGCCAGCCAGGTCATGGCCGATCCCCGGGTGGTGGCCGCCCTGGCCCTGGCCAAAGAGCAGCGCCGGGTCCGGGTCCAGGTGGAGCAGGATGACGTGCTGCGCGAGCTGATTGGCCTGGTGCGCAGCAACGTCCAGCACTTCGCCGTGGATGACCTGGGCAACATCACCCTGGCCCCGGACGCCCCCGAGTCCGCCTGGGCCGCGGTGGCCAGCATCAAGCGGAACATCCGGCATATCAGCAACGGGCCGGACCAGGACCCCGACATCGAGTACACCTGCGAGTTCCGCCTGTGGCCCAAGGACCGGGCCCTGGACCTGGCCATGAAACACCTGGGGATCAGCGGGGTGGACCGCCACGAGCACACCGGCAAGGACGGCGCCCCGCTGATGCCGGTGCCCAGCGTCATCCAGGTGGTCCTGGTCAAGCCAGGGAAGCGTCCCCGCCGCGTCAAGTCCCGCCCCACCAGCTGACCGCATGACCACCACCGCCAGGGTCGAGGCGGCGGAGGTCCTGGGCTTCTTCTTCGAGCCCCTGGGCCGCTACCGCTGGCGGGTGGCCTACGGGGGCCGGGGCGGGGTCAAGTCCTGGACGGTGGCCCGGGCCCTGCTGATCCACGGCGCCCAGCGCCCCCTGCGCATCCTGTGCGCCCGCGAGTGGATGTCCAGCATTGCGGACAGCGTGCACCGCCTGCTGGCGGACCAGATCGAGCTGCTGGGCCTGGGCGGGTTCTACCAGGTGCAGAAGTCCACCATCCTGGGCGCCAATGGCACCCAGTTCATCTTCAAGGGCATCCGCAGGGACATCAACGAGATCAAGTCCACCGAGGGCGTGGACGTGTGCTGGGTGGAGGAGGCCGAGGCGGTCAGTAAAGAATCCTGGCTGGTGCTGCCGCCCACCATCCGGAAGAAGGGCAGCGAAATCTGGGTGACGTTCAACCCGGCCCTGGCCACCGATGCCACGTACCAGAAACTGGTGGTCAACCGTCCGGCCCGCAGCATCGTCAAGAAGACCGGGTGGGAAGACAACCCCTGGCTGTCCGCGGAACTGGCCGAGGAAGAGGCCGAGCTGCGGCGCCTGGACCCGGAGGCCCATGCCAATGTCTGGGGCGGGGAGCCGTGGACGCGGTCGGACACCCAGGTCTTCGGGGACAAGTGGGAGCAGCAGGACTTCGAGGTGGTGGGCGTGCTGGACAAGGCCACCGGGGCCCTGACGTACCACGGCTGGCAGGGCCCGTACTACGGCGGGGACTTTGGCTTCGCGAAGGACCCCGCCGTCATCCTGCGCTGCTGGATCAAGGACAGCAGGCTGTGGATCGACCACCAGGTGGACGGGGTGCAGCTGAACATGGATGACCTGGCCCGGGCGTATGACCGGGTGCCCGGCACCCGGCTGCACACCATCCGGGCGGACAGCGCCAGGCCGGAGACCATCAACGAGCTGCGGCGCCGGGGCTTCAATGTGCGCGGTGCCAAGAAATGGGACGGCAGCGTTAAGGACGGCATCGAACACCTGCGCTCGTACCAGCGGATCATCCTGCATCCCCGCTGCAAGTTGGCAATTCAAGAGGCAAGGTTGTATCGTTACAAGACCGACCCCCGGACTGGCGACATTCTGCCCATCCTGGTAGATAAGCACAACCACACCTGGGACTCGGTCAGGTATGCCCTGGACCCGCTCATCCGCCGCAAGCGGCGCCCGCAGCTCCTGATAGGGGGTACTGAATAGCACCATGGCCGGGACCCCTGACCGTCCCTCCCTGATCAGACGCCTCCTCAGCCTGGGCAGCCCGGGCGACCCCGCAGTCCCCACAAACGGCAACGGCAACGGACACGGCCCCCATGCCACGGCGGGCGTCAAGGGCGGGGTGGTCCTGGGCCCGGGCGTCATCCCGGGCGTGGACTTCTTCAGCCCCGACGGCACCCGCACCATCATCCAGCTGGTGGGCGGCGGCGGCAGCGAGGCGGAGCGGGTCAGCGCCCAGACCGCTTACGCTGCTGCCGCCTACGCTTACGTGGCCATGCGGTGGCGCGCCAGCCGCCTGGCTGAGCCCCCGCTCATGGTGGTCAAGGAGGACCAGAAGACCGGGGACGAGGACTGGCTGCCCAAGCATCCGCTGGGGGCGCTGCTGGAGGCGCCCAGCCCGGACTACGACATGGGCGAGCTGCTGTTCCGCACCAGCCTGTACGTGGACCAGACCGGCATGGCCCTCTGGGTCAAGGACACCAGCGGCAACGGCCTGCCGGGGCGCCTGACGCCCTTCAGTGGCACCCAGTTCGAGGTCCGGTCCACCCGGGACCTGCTGCGCGGCCAGTTTGTGGCGCAGCTGGCCACCGGGCCCAAGACCTTCACCCCGGACCAGGTGGTGTTCTTCGAGGAGCCCAACCCGGCAGATTGGACCCGGGGCCTGTCCCGGCTGGACGTGCTGATGGGCTGGCTGAACCTCAGCACTGTTGCACGTGCAACAGTGCGGGACCTGCTGGCCAATGCGGTCTGGCCCAGCGTGATCCTGCAGCCCGATCACGAGTGGAACCCGGACGACAAGGAACTGGCCGAGTACAATGCGGCAGCGGCCAAATACGCCCAGCCCGGCAGCCGGGGGAAGCCCATCACGGTCCTGGGCGGGGGCAGCGCCACGGTGGTCAGCGCCCGCATCAAGGACCTGATCCCCGAGGACGTGCTCAACCGGGTGGAGTCCATCACGGCCAGCGTCTTCGGGGTCCCCGCCATCGTCCTGCAGTACCAGGTGGGCATGGAGAACAGCCCCTGGTCCCAGATGGCACAGGCGCGCAAGATGGGGTACGAGGACACCATCGAGCCCGCCTGGCGCCAGGTGGAAAAGCGGCTGGACCGGCAGCTGCTGCGGCCCATGGACACGGACCTGACGCACCACGTTCGCTTCGACACCACCCGGGTCCGCGCCCTGCAGGCCAATCAGACCGAGGAGGCCACGGTGGCCGCCCTCTGGGGACGGGCCGCCAGCCTGAACGAGCGCCGGTCCAAGATGGGCCTCGAGCCCTCGGATGATCCGCGGGCGGATGACATCCCGGAGCTGACCACCCCGGTGCCCGCGCCCTTCGGCGCGCCCGCGGGGGACGGCCAGGATCAGGGCACCCCGGAGCAGCAGCAGGCCAAGGCCCTGGAGCAGAAGCGGGGGGACATCTGGCGCCTGTTCGACATGGAGGCCAAGGCCCAGGCCGTGCCGTGGGAGGGGGCCATCACCGGCTTCCTGACGGACCTGCGGCTGCGGGTGACCCGCTTGGCCAGCCACACGCTGCGGGCCGACAAGGGCGTGGACCCCGGCAGCGCCCGCAGCTTCCAGCTGCAGCTGGACGCCATCATGGACGCCAGCAAGCCGCGGCTGAAGACCCGCACCTACCCCCTGCTGATCCAGACCGGCACCCAGGCGGTCAAGCGGCTGTCCAGCCGCATCGGCCTATCCTTCAGCGTGCTCGAGCCCGGCCTGCTGCAGTATGCCGCGCACCGGTCCGGGTTCCTGGCTGACGTGATGCTGGACGGCACCGGCAAGGCGGTGGCCAAGGCGGTCCAGGACGGCCTGGCCGCGGGCGAGACGGTGGGGGCGCTGATCAAGCGGCTGGAGACCCTGCCGGACTTTGACCGCACCCGGGCCAAGCTGGTGGCGCGCACCGAGACCACGGCGGCCTGGAACGGGGCCCAGCGCCGGGCCCTGTCCGAGTACAAGGCCCGCACGGGCCGCGGGGTCCGCAAGTCCTGGCTGTCCAGCCGGGATGACCGGGTGCGCGAGGAGCACCAGCTGCTGGACGCGGAGACCAGTGACGTGGGCATCCCCATCGACGAGGCCTTCAGCAACGGCCTGACCGAGCCGGGCGAGCCGAACTGCCGCTGCACCCTGGTGTACAGCCTGGAGGCCGCGGATGGGTCCACCACCGACCTGGACGAGCCGCCCGCATGATCCGGCCCCCCGTGACGCCCGAGATGGTCAAGCTGGCCCGGGAGCTGGGGCTGTCCCCCATGGCCGTGGCCCGCAAGCTGGATCAGATCGCTGACCGCGTCCTGCGCGGGACACCCCTGGCGGGCGGGGAGCCCAGGGGGCTGCTGCAGGACCTGAAGCCGCACACCCCGGAGGATCATCATGGGCCGCAAGGCTGACGCACCCCCGGGGGACGCCCCCGGGAGACTGTTCGCCCCGTTCGAGGTGAAGGCGGTGCAGGATGACGCCCGCACCTTCGAGGGCCTGGCCAGTGTCTGGGACCTGGACCTGGGCGATGACGTGGTCCACCGCGGGGCCTTCGCGGACACGCTGAAGGACTGGCGCAAGGGCACCACCGCCATGCCCCTGCTCAACAGCCACAACCACTTCGACATCTTCAGCGGCCTGGGCCAGATGCTGGACGCCGAGGAGACGAAGGACGGCCTGCTGTCCCAGTGGGAGGTCATTGACGGGCCGGACGGGGACCGCACGCTGGAGCGCCTGCGGCCCAGCAAGCGGACCGGGCGCGCCGTGGTGGGCAGCCTGTCCATCGGCTTCAACCCGGTCAAGATGGACTTCGAGGACAGTGACAAGGCCCGGTTCGGCCAGATCAGGCATCTGCGCAAGGTCAACCTGAAGGAGGTCAGCCTGGTCCTGTTCCCTATGGCGCCGGGCGCGCTGATTGACCTGGCCAGTGTGAAGTCCGCGCTGGCCCAGGGACGTGCCACCCCGGAGGAACTGGCGCAGCTGGCCGCCTACCGGGACGAACTGGACGCCGCCCTCAAGGGCGTGACGCCCGCCCCGTCTGGGGACATCGAGCCCCCGGACGTAACCCAGCTGGACCGCCTCCGCGTCCAGCGTCTGCGCCTACTGGCGCGAAGGAGCTAGGCACCATGGAGAACCTGGCGCAGCGCCAGCAGGACCTGGACAGGATTCTGGACGAGGCCTCGGCCCTCCAGGCCAAGTACGAGGGGAAGAAGTGGGACCCCAAGGACCGGGAAAAATTCGAGGGGCTGTGCGCCGAGGGCAACGAAATCCAGCTGGCCATCAAGGCCGAGCAGGACTTCAAGGCCCTGGATGACGCGGCGCGCCGGGGCCGGGAGGTCATCAATCCCAGCCTGCCGTCCTCGCGCAATCAGCCGGGCAACGGCAAGGCCGCCCAGGGCGAGATCGCGGGGTACATCAGCCTGGGCGATGCCGTGCTGGCGTCCGAGGCCTTCCAGAAGTTCGCGAAGGACGGGTACGCCCGCGGCCACGTGGCCGTGGTCAGCCTGGCCACCGCCATCATCGGCAAGAACGTGGTGCGCGGCCCGCGGGACGAGCCCCTGGTGGCCCTGTCCCGGGACACCCGGAAGGCCTACCAGGACTTCCTGGAGACCAAGGAGGCCAAGGCCGTGCCCACCGTGGGCGCGGGCATCCTGGAGCCGGACCGCATCGCCCGGATTCCGCAGGTCACCGCGGACCAGCGGCTGCGCATCCGGGACGTGATCAGCACCGGCCAGACCGGGGCGTCCGCGGTGGAGTACGTGCGGGAGGAGTCCACCAGCGGGTCCGCCGCGGCCACCGCCCACGGGGTGGAGAAGCCGGAGCTGGGCGTGGTGTACAGCCTGCAGTCCGCGCCCGTCCGCACCATCGCGGGCTGGATGCCGGTGCAGAACCAGCAGCTGGAAGACTGGGCCCAGCTGCGGTCCCTGATCGACGGGCGGCTGCGCTACAGCGTCAGCCGGACCGAGGAGCAGGAGATCCTGTACGGGTCCGGCGCCCCGCCGCACCTGGAGGGCATCCTGACGGTGGCGGGCACCACGGACATCGCTGCCGATGGCCGGTACGCCCCGCTGACGGACACCCTGATCGACGTGGTCCGCCGCGGGATCACGGACGTGTTCGTGGCGGGCTACGAGCCGAACGCGGTGGTCCTGCACCCGTTCGACTGGGAGACCATCCTGCTCGAGAAGGGCACCGACCAGCGGTACGTCTGGGCGGTGGTCACCGACAACAACGGCAGCCGCATCTGGGGCGTGCGCGCCGTGGAGTCCGTGGGCGCGCAGTCCCGCGCCACCGGGGTGGACATCCCGCGCCGGGAGCTGATCGTGGGCGACTGGCAGATGGGCGCCCAGCTGCTGGACCGCATGGACCTCACCGTCCAGGTGGGCCTGGTGGACCGGCAGTTCGTGGAGAACATGCGGACCATCCTGGCCGAGGAGCGGCTGGCGCTGGCCATCTATGCGCCCGCGGCCTTCGCCCACTTCACCACCCAGGACGAGAGCTGATCCGGTGGCCTGGATCAGCCGACCCGCGACCCGTGGCGCCCCGGATGTTCGGGGCGCCCGGCGAGCTGGGGCCCGGTCCGGCCCGGGGGGCAGTTACCCCCGGGCCCCCGCGGCGCCCAGCCAGCAGGCGAGCGCCAGCAGCAAGGCGCCGCCTGGCAGCACCGGCCCGGTGCAGGCGAGCCCCGCAGCGCGCCGTCTGGCCGCTGATCAGGGCGTGGACCTGCGGCGGGTGAAAGGAACCGGCAAGGCGGGCTTCATCACCGCCACGGATGTCCGGGACCATCTGACCGTGCCACGCTGACCCGTGGCCCGCTTCGATCTGAGGGCGCTGCAGGCCATCGCCCGGCGCCACCCGCCCCTGCCCCAGACCTTCGTGGAGACCGGCACCTGGACCGGCAACACGACGCGTCTGGCGCTGCAGCACTTCAAGAAGGTCCACACCATCGAGCTGTCCGCGGACCTGTTCGGCACCCATAGCCCGGGCCTGCTGGCGCTGGGCGCCCGGTGCCACCTGGGGGACACCCGGGACGTGCTGCCCAAGCTGGCGGCCACCCTGGTCGGCCCCGTCTTCTGGTTCCTGGACGCCCATGCCACGGATCAGTGCGCGGGCGCCGTGTCCGGCCCCCTGCCCCTGTTCGACGAGCTGGAGACGCTGGGGCGGCGCAAGTTCCGGGACATCATCGTGGTGGATGACGTGCACTGCTTCATCACCCACCGCGAGGCGGCGCTGAAGGAGCGGCCCGGGCGCGCCGTGGCCTTCGCGGCCAACCCCGAATGGGACCGGGTGCACCTGGCCAAAATTGCCAGCTACTTCCCGCACCACCGGGAGGCCATCATCCTGGGGGACCAGGCCGTGGTGTACCGGTGAGCGTGCCCCGCGAGGTCTTCCGCCTGGCGGTGGTGACCAGCTGCTTCCGCTATGGCCGCTATTTGGCCGACTGGGCGGCCAGCCTGACCGCCCTGGCGCGCAAACCGGACGAGGTGGGCATCCTGGTCCACGGCGGCCTCGAGGCCGACAGCGTGGCAGCCAGGGCTGCGGCGGACCAGCTGCGGGCGGCGCACATCCCGGTGCACCTGGTGGTGGAGCCGCAGCTGCTGGACCTGGGCGTGGCGCGCAACCGGGCGGTGGCCCTGACCACGGCGCCCTGGGTGATGCACCTGGACGCGGACGACGCCCTGCTGCCCTGGGCGGTGGACGACATTGCGGCCCTGGCCCCCCTGGGGGACGTAGTCTGCCTGGGCTACGAGCGGACGGGGGACCTGCTCGCGGGCCCGCGGCAGCGGTCCAAGCTGTACAAGAGCAGCGTCGGACGGGGCGCCCTGGCCAACCCCACCCCGGCCAGCGGGGTCAGCCCCTTCCGCCGCGTCTTCTGGGAGCAGCGGCCCTACGTGACCGACAAGCGGGCGGGCGGGGGTGGCTGGGACACTGCCCTCTGGCTGGGCTTCGCCCACCTGGGCGCTCGTTTCGTGCCCACCCGCCGCCCGTGCTTTCAGTACCGGCAGCATGCGGACAGCATCTTCAACACCCGCCGCGGGTCCGGCTGGCCGCACGAGCGGATGGGGCAGCGGCTGCAGGGCCTGCGCCGCGGGGACCAGGGCGTCAGCATCATCGTCCCCTGGTCCCCGGATGATCCGGGACGAGAGGCGGGCTGGGCCTGGGTCAAGGCCCGGTATCAGGCCCTGTACCCAGACTGGCAGCTGCTGACCGGCAGCAGCAGGCGGGGCCGGTGGCGCAAGGGCGAGGCCGTGATGGACGCCCTGCAGCGGGCCACGGGCCGGGTCCTGGTGATTGCTGACGCGGACTGCGCCGTGCCCGAGGTGGCGCTGCGCCAGGCGGTGCAGCTGGTGGAGTCCGGGGTGCCCTGGGTGATGCCCCACCGCAAGGTCTTCCGCCTCAGCCCCTCCCAGACAGCCAACTGGCTGACCCTGGACCCGGCCAGCTGGACCGCGCCGCCCAGCCATGACCTGACCCGGGCGCCCTATGCCGGGCGCGCTGGCGGGGGCATCGTGGTGGTGGAGCGGGCGGACTACATGGCCTGCGGCGGCATCCCGCTGGCGTTCGAAGGCTGGGGGGCCGAGGACGAGGCCCTGGCCGTGATCCTGGACACCCTGGCCGGACAGCACACCCGGCTGGAGTATGACCTGGTCCACCTGTGGCACCCCCCGGCGCCGGGCCGGATGGCCGCGGGCGGGTCCACCATGGTCCGCAACCGGCCCCTGTACTACCGGATCAACGCCCTGCGCGGGCAGCCCGAGGCGCTGTGGCGGATGGTGGCCCCGCCCTGGGCGGCCAAGATGCGCCCCAACGTCATCCCCGTGGACCGCACCGCGGACCGGGCAGCGCGCCAGGCGGAGACCCGCCAGATCGTCGCCCAGGCCCTGCAGCGCACAGCAAGGGAGGCCAAGCTCATGAACGAGACCCCGGAGGACCTGCAGGCCAGACGGCGGCGCCAGGTGGCCGCCTTCAAGGAGGGGCAGCGGATCAGGGCCGAGGCCATAGCGGCAGCCCGGGGTCCGCGCCGCAAGGCCGAGCCGGTGGAGGACAAGATGGACCGCCCGCAGGAGGACAAGGGCGGCGGGGTGGTGCTCCGTGACGACCGGGTGCCCGCATGATCACCATTGCCCAGGCCGTGGCGGTCATCGGGCCGGTCAACAATGAGCCGCTGCTGCAGCGGCTGATTGAGTCCGCCACGGGGACCTTGGGCCGGACCCTGCTGCGCTATCTGGGCCCGCCGCTGCAGCGCACCGAGGTACGGGACGGCACCGGGGGCTACAGCATCTGGCTGCGCGAGGACCCGACGCCGGACAGCGTGGTCAGCGTGCGGACCCGGCCCGACATCTTCCAGCCCTGGACGGACCTGGCCAACCCGGACCCCGACACGGGCCAGGTAGTCTACGCCCTGGACGGGCGGCGCCTGGATTCCCGCAGCGGCTGGCCGGTGGGCCGGTCAACTGTGGAGATAACGTACACCGCGGGGTTCGGGGCGGACGAGGGGCCGGTGGAGCTGCAGGAGCTGGTCCTGCAGATGGTGGCGGACCGCTGGGCGTCCCTGCCCACCCAGGGCGGGGTGGGCGGGATCAAGTCGGAGACCATTGGCGATTACTCGTACACCAATTTCACGGCAGCGGAGATTGCCGGGATTGCGGGCGGCCTGGGCCTGGACTGGGAGAAGTTCGCCCGGCAGTGGAAGCGGCACCTGATATGAGGCGCCGCAGCCGCTGGTACACCACCGCCCTGGTCTGCAAGTACCACGGGGTCCTGGCCGCCACGGTGGCCCGCTGGTGCAGGCTGGGCTGGATGCGTCCCGCGGTCAAACGTCCCTACAAGGGCCGGGAGCGGTGGATGATCCGGGCCCCCTGGAAGCTGGCGCGCCGATGAGCTTCCTGGGCCTGCTGGACCGCACCATGGTGATCCACCGGCCCCTGGACTCGTCCGGCGAGCTGCGGACTCGGGCCACCAGCTACGTGCCCCAGGGCGGCCCCGTCCCCTTCACCGCCCGGCGCCCGGTGGGCCTGCTGACGGACGTGGGCCCCGGCCTGGCGGATGTGGGGGACCGGACCGTCTACTGCGAGGCCGACGTGGACGTGCGCGAGCGGGACGTGCTTGAGCAGATGACGGGCCCGGATGACCTGGCCCTGCTCGAGGTCACGGGTCCGGTGGCCCGGCCCCGGGGCCATCACTGCGAGCTGCGGTGCCGCTTCTTCCTGGGTGACCTGACGGCAGGGGGCAGCTGATGCTCGAGATTGGCCCCGGACGCTGGGAGGGCCTGGACGGCCTGGGCGAGGCCATGCTCCACGAAATCCGGGGCGAGGCCGAGGACACGGTGCTGGCGGTGGTCATCTTCTTCAGCGGGGAGATCAAGACCACGCTGTCAGGGGGGCGGCATGGCCGCAGCTACGTGGTCAGCAGGACCGGGCGCCTGCACGTGGCCAGCGCGCCGGGCGAGGCCCCGGCCAGCTTGACCGGCAACCTGCGCAACAGCATCGGCTACAGCCTGCCGGTCTGGGAGGGCTGGACGGTCAGTGCCGAAGTAGGGGTGGGCCTGGGCACGGTGCCCAGCGGCGGGGCGCAGGACCCGGCCAAGACTTACGCCCGGCGCCTGGAGTGGGGCGGCGCCCACGTGACCCGCAAGACCGTCCGGGTGCAGCTGGCTGATGGCTGGATCACGGTGAAGGCGGGCACGGTCATCAGGATATTGCCCCGCCCCTACATGGAGCCCACCGCGGTCCGGGTGGAGCCGGAGATTGCGCGCATGATGGACCGGGGGATGGCCGCGTGAAGTGGCATCAGGTGCTGCAGGCGGCCAGTGACCTGGCCGCGGCCACCCCGGCCCTGGCCAACATCTACGGCGCGGACGGGTTCCGGTATGCGGGCACCAGCCCCTACGTGACCCCGGCGCTGGAGCACCAGCTGGTGGCGGACGGGGAGGACGAACTCTGGGCGGTCTGCACTATCCAGTTCGACCAGTGGTGCCGGACCATGGAGGACCTGCTGGCCAGCGAGCACCAGCTGCGCCTGCTGTTTCACGTGGAGACCCAGCGGGACTATGCCGGGATGCCGTGCTGGTCCCAGTACAATGATGGCGAGACCCTGGCCAGCCCGGACCGGGACGGGGCCTTCGGACGGGCGATAAGGTTCCGGATGTCCACCCTGCGCGAGCGGTACGCACCTAACCCCTGAAGGAGATTGCACCATGCCCGCTTACAACCT